GCCGCAAGATTAGCGGCAATCGCCAAAAGGCGAGCCTGCATTGCAGGACTTGAAATTTGATCTTTCATTGTGAGCGTTTATGAAAGTTTAACAATATGTAAATAAAAAGGTTTCGTACCTACCCTTCGCTCTACACTGTAACCAGCAGTCGGGCCATTAAGCACCGACAAGGGAGTACGAAACCTATATAAACGGGTATAAAAAATACCCGCTTCGTTTGCGAGTTGTTCTCGCTGGTTATTATGTAGAGCAATGCAAATATATAAAATATACTTGATTCAAGCAAGAAAAAACAACTTTTTTCATCGTAAATTCATTTTTCCTTCGAAAAATTTGGTCGGGGGGGGGAAATCGTAACTTTGCACCACCTAACCAATACAATTTATGATATGAAAAAGATTTTACTTTTATTTGTAGCCGTAGCTGCATTATCCTTCGTAGGGTGTTCGGATGATGATGAAAAAGTTTCGAATCCTCTATCTGGAACCACATGGGAACGAACAGAGGACGGCGTCTTGGGCTCATTATCATTTAGCGATACTCAGTGTAAATTTACTCTGAAAATAGCGAGTTCATCCAGTAATTATGCAACAACTATCTATGATTATACATATGATGATCCCAAAGTAACATTGTATCCTTTGGATGATGAGTTGGCAATTCTGGAAGGTGAGATATCTGGCTCGGCAATGACGGTAACAAATACCTCTTCGGGAAAAAATATTGGGATTTACATCAAACAATAAATATGGCATTCATCATTATTTAGTGTCTTTCAGGATGCTTAAATAAAACAATAGCCGAGGTTTTGCCTCGGCTATTGTTTTCTATCTTCCCGTGCGATTATCAGCATATTATATTGTCTCCTAAAAAACTATTTATTAGGTTACATCTCTGTAATTTCACGTCTTTTTCATTTTCATATGGCTGCCAATTCACGCCCGATATGTCTTATAGCTTCGATAATCTCCTCGGTGCGTTTGGCAGACGGTTTTTTGGTACCGTAAATGTATTTAGACAATAAACTTTTGTGTATTCCTATCGTTCTGGCTACCTCCGAAACATTCAGTTGCGGGAATCGATCGAATATTTCAGCGATAACATTATTCTTCAAATCAGGCTCGGATGTTTCGTAAAAACTCGATATATGAATATCCTCGTCAATATCCACCCATCGTATAGCATCTCCGAACTTATTTATCTTATAAGAATTTCGTTGTTCATCAGTAGCCTCTTTGAGTATCGGGAAAAACTCTAACGGACGATGGTATTGTCCGCCCTTATCGGTAGAGATGTAAACATTCCCACCGTCAAACCAGACTTTTTCGATTCTTTCCATAACACGATTCTACAATATTGCGGCAACCCTGCGGATACGCTTGATGCGTTCCAGCAATTTACTGTCTTTTCTGGCTGTTTGCATATTATAGCGGGTTTGTAGATTCACCCAAAAAATAGCGTCAATACCCAATGCTGCCTCCAACATAATTGCGAAATCGGTAGAGATCGAGCGCTTGCTATTCACTATTTCGTTCAATGCCGTGTACTGAATACCTATTATCTCCGCGAATTTTCGCTGTGAAATTCCGCGGCTCTCCAATTCCTCTTTAAGAATCTCCCCAGGATGGGTCGGCTCAAATGGAATAAGTTCATTCTCTCTATAAATCTTGCGTGTCGTTTCCATGATCTCAACGGTAATGGTTGCTAATATCCAATATATGGCATAAAGTAATAATTTTCTCTCCCTGTCGCTCCCATACCTTAAATTCAAGGCGGTATTTGTCGTTGATGCGAACGGATGAAATACCAGCTTTGTCACCAACCAATACCTCGTAATTCAAAGCATGAATCTGATATAGTGTTTCTATATTCGGAGCGGACGCCAGTCGGTCTATGCATCGTTTATAAGCCTTAATGATTTCCGGCTGCAAACGGTGCTTTTTATCCTTGCTCTTTCCCTTAAAGTATAAATCCTCCAAGTACTCCTTCTCGAAAACTATATCCATTATTCAATGATTTCACAAAGCAAATATAATGCTTATTTCGATATTCACAAAAAATGTGAACGAAAAATATTTTTCAATACTCTTGCATAATGTGCCGAACATAACGACCTTTGAACTGTCTGTGAGGATGCAGACCACATCAGCGACGAAGATACATGATTATATTCGATCGACACGGCTATCAGTTATACGAGGCTCCTATCACAAGCGAAGCTATCGTGAAATACGAGCTCTTGGGCGATTATTACGTCCAACTGTCTTTCGAGACCGCAGAGCAAGTAGATTTCAAAACGGGTAGCTACATACTCTACGACGGGCGAAAATTCGAGATCATATCCCAGAAAGCCCGTCCCGAATACAACGCCACGACAGGCGGATACAAATACACGCCAAAATTCGAAGCACGGCAAAACCACATGAAGCGCCGCAAGGTCTTCTGGTTGAAAGGAGCCAATGCCGAAGCGACGTTCAGCGACACGGCCGATCTCGCATCTTTCGGCAATCTCATCGCCGACAACATGAACGCCTTTCTGGGCACGACAGACTGGAAAGTGGCTGCCGTACCTGACGATCTGGCAAAGCAAGTGAAACTCGTCTCTTTCGATGCCGATTATTGCTGGGATGCGATCAACACGATTGCCGAGACCTTCGACGTGGAGTGGTGGACGGTCGAAAACGGCGATGAAATATGGCTCTATTTCGGCAAGCTGGAATTCGGAACACCCGAACGGTTCGAACGCGGTGATGTCATAAGTTCCATCCCCGAGCAGAAAGGCGACAACTCGAACTATGGCACTCGTTTCTATGTCTTCGGCTCCACACGTAACCTGACGAGCGACTACGCCTCTTCCGAGCAAGGCGGAGTGACCAACCACATATCGGAGACACGCCTACACCTGCCGAACGGACAGCAATACATCGACGCATGGACGCCGCTCGACTCCAACGACATCGTGGAGCAAGTCGTCTTTTTCGAAGACATCTATCCCAAGAATACGGAAACCGTCACCAGCATAGAAACCGTCGAGCGTTCGATGGACGACGGGACGAAATTCAAAGCCTACGTCATGGTGTGTGCGAATACTCCATTTACACCGGACGACCTAATCGCAGGCGAAACGATAGGAGCGCATTTTACCAGCGGCAGCCTCAATGGTTGGGATTTCGAACTGAGCATCAACGAAAGCGATTTCGATAAGAAATTCGAAATCATTGCGCAGACACAGGATTCGGGAGAGGAACGGCCTATCATAATTCCCAACGAAAGCCTCCATCCCGAACCTGGCGATACATTCGTTCTGACTGGTGTTAATCTGCCCGAAGAGCGAATAGAGGAAGCAGAACAGGAGCTATTGGAGGCCGGCAAATCGTGGGCAGCGAAAAACAGCAGCGATACCGACGTATACCCGTGCCCGACAAATCCCGTATATTGCCAAGAGAACGACAAGAATTACGACGTCGGGCAGAAAGTACTGCTCGTGGGCCCTCGATTCGGTGAGCAGGGGCGGTTGTCTCGCATTCAGGGATATGAAAAGAAACTTTACAACGAATATATCGCCACATACACTGTCGGTGACAACACGGCATATTCCCGATTCGGCAAGATCGAAAAGAGCATCAACGCCGCAGCCTATGCCGAACGAATCGGTGTAGTGTCTGGGGTCGGTATTTACCTTATACGATCGAAATACGATCTTACATACCCAACCGACTACAACACCTACTCCGCATTAGCAATCGAAACGCTGTTTCTGAACAAGCGCAAAGGAGGTGTAGTACAAGGCGACACGTTATTCTCAGAAGATGTAGCTGTCGGCGGCGACATCGTATCGCGCGATTTCAGACAAGGTGATTTCTCCGGCGCAGGGTACGCCATGTATAAAGATGCAGCCGGCAATTCCGTCGTGGAAGCCGATCGGCTCATCGTGCGCAAGGATGCTGTTTTCAATGAACTCGTCATCCGGCAAACGGATTTCGTCACCGGAGAAACGGTGTTTTCCTGCGGGGGATTCGAATGTACATCGGTAGAAGAGACGACAACGGCATATCGATGTTACTACAACAATCACGACGGCGCTAAGTACAGCGGCCTTAAAGTCGGCGACCAAGTTCGTTGCCAACGATACGCCGCCGAAGGCAATACGGTTATAAAGTACTATTGGCGTCTTGTCACCGCCGTTACGGAGAACTACGTCGACCTTTCGAAAACGGACGCCGACGGCAACGGAATACCCGACGTGGGAGACAATATCGTACAGTTCGGTAACAGAACCGACGTCGCACGGCAATCGGCAGTAGTCATCGATGCCACCGACGGGGGTTCTATCGTCATACTCGCACACATCGACAGCTATACCCTATCGGAGAAAAACTATGTCGGACAGGGTGTCAATCCTTTTACCGGCGAAGCCTACATGTATGTTTACGGAGACATGTTTTTCGGAGACCGCGATCTCTCCGATCCTGACTCAATGTACATTACGTTTCAACGCAGGGAGGGCGCAACGAGGCGACGCATGGAGATCAAAGCCGACATCGTTATAGGCAAGAACAGCTCCGGATTACACAATCTCTCCGAATGGACTACTGCACAGCAGCAGATCGACAAGGCCCAGCAAGCCGCAAGCGAAGCAAACGATGCGATTGCCGCAATGGATGATGACACCGTATTCGATAAGATCGAAAAACAGCAGATGCGCATCCAGTGGGAGACGATCAACGGTGCGGCGAGCGTCGTCGAGATGGGTGAGAGCGGTTCGTATTACCATGCGTTGCAGATCGCCGCCCCAGCGGAAGGGCTGTCCGTCTTCGCCACGGCCGACGGCGAAATCTTCCTCGTGCGTACCGCGCCGCAGTCGGAGCAGTATGCGCAGATCATGCTGCGCAGCGGCGAGGCTTCCGCATCGGCGTTGACGGCGGCCTACCTCGCCCTTCGCGACTATCTGGCCGCCATGCGGCTCTACGACGACGAAGTGACCGAAGGCTTCGATCCGCGCCGGTTGGCCGAGCTGTTCACGGCCTACTACGATACGTTGGATGCCGTTTACAAGGGTCTCAGCGACAAGGCCCAGCAGACGGCCGACGAAGCGGCGAAGGAGGCCGCAGCGGCGAAAAAGCGGCTCGACGAGTGGGCCGCGGACGACGCGATCTCGCCCACCGAGAAGACGGCGATGCGTCAGCAGGAGGCTGACATCCGGGCCGAGCACGACACGATCGTCGCACAGGCGAACCTGTACGGAGTGAGTACGAACAACTACAACCAGCAATACGACCTGACGATCGCCGCTTTTGCCAAATATACGGCTTCGACGCCCGAAAACATTCCCGTCGAAGAGGACTACGACGATATACGCTATTACTACACCGAGCGCAACGCAATCCTCAAACGGATCGATGCGGCGCAGAAAGCTGCGGGCGACAAGGCGTCGCACCGCTACACCAATCCCGAAAGCGATCCGCCGACGGACATGAAAGCCGGCGACACGTGGTCGCCCGTCGGTGCCGACGGGAATCCGCTGGGATACACGAAGACCTACTACGGGGAGAAGGGCTGGGTGATTACCGGCGACGACACGGCAACAACAGTAGAAAACGGGCTCATCACTACGGGTACCATTCAACTTGGAGATGCAAAGGTTTCTGTCAAGGCTGGTATCACGGGCGCCGGAACAACCGATGACAGTGTGAGGATTTGGGCGGGATCGGGAAAAGAATCAATGAATACCGCGCCCTTCCGTGTGACGCAAGCAGGAAAACTATATGCTGTAAATGCCGAAATAACCGGCAAAATCACGACGGCTGATCTTACAGCAATAGGAGGTACGATCGGAGGGATAACCATTCATTCAGGTAGAATTGGTGTTGAAACCGGTGAGTCCGGTATGGGTTTAGATTCAAGAAATATCGAATTTCATTCCTCTGATAATTCGCTACTTGCCATTATTGGTTTGGATTCTGTCCCAGATGTTTTGGGAGTACAGGGGATTGCCTATTTCAGCAATATCCAACAACATGTTTTAGGATCTATAATTGATCCTTCCAGCGAAAATGTTGTTATTACTATACGTGCAACTGGTGCATACAAAAACAGCGCAATTTCAATTGTCGAAGGTACATCGCAGCTAAAAAGTGTGGCACGCGGACTTCACAAGATCAATTCAGGTTCCTATACCGTAGACCCTTCGACAGATTGCGAAATAGAACTTGCAGGGGCGGAGACAGGAGTAACGCTTCCTCAAAAAGAAAAACTTTACAAGGGACAGATTTTCAGAATATGGAAAGTAGCAGACGGTAATTGCTATATTCATGTGCCTGCCTCTTGTATTCTCCAACATGGTTCCACGCAGGAAGATAAAAGCAATCAGACGATTTCTATTGCCTACAACGAATACAGAAGATTCGATATAATATGGGACGGTAGCGGATATTTAATTAACAGATCATACTGATTATGGGAAAGACCATCAATTTCAAAGAATTCAAGTTCTTTACAAACTATAAAAGAACTGCTTCGAAGATAGTGGATATTCGCGAGGAAATAGCAGATGTTATTTTCGTCACAGCCACACGTATTGCCGGTCATCTATTGGCCGAAAAGATATACAACAGTCAGGGTGCGATCAAACTAACCGACGAAGAATGGCAAATGCTCAACAGCATTTGCGGAGATAAATTGACAATGGCTTTCATGGAAAGCCTCGATCACAATGTAATTGAAACAGAATAGAATCATGGCAGAGAACAATACCACTTACTACCAGAGCCGACACACGGGCGAGGAGATAGACGATCTGCTCGACCAGTCCATTGCGGCCACCGAAGCGGCGAACGCATCGGCCAAGAAGGCCGACGATGCTGCGGAAAATGCGAATAAAGAGGCCGCGAAGATTCCGGGAATGGTGACCGGCAAAGCCGACCTCGACCCCGCGACGGGCTTCGTCGAGTCGTCGCAGATAGCTCCTCTCGAAGGGCGTCAGACGGGCGTCAAAACGGGCAACGGCTGTTTCTTTTCCGATCATGCACAACTCCTCATCGACGGAAACAAAACGTTTTCCGTGGTTTTCTCGCACAATGAATATACGAAGGGCGCTATCCACCTGCTGTTTTCCGATCACGATTACAGCACGCTTTCGAAGGGGATTTATCTGTACACGATAGACGATTACGTCTATCTCGTCTTCTGCGGGAAATACCTTCTGAACGACAAGATCGAAACGGGTAAGGTTTATCAGGTAATCGTCACGGTCGACAAACAAGGCGAAGCCGTCGGGTATCTTAATTCGATCGCACGAAATCGCACATCGGATTTCGCCGCCTATACAGCTCCCGTAGGGTTTTCGCTGGGCGGGCTGAAAACCGGTCAGCTGAAATACCCGGGCATTATCCTCGGCGCACGTCTTTTCAACTACGCCCTCACGGCCTCGGAGGTCGTCACGCTGTGGAACGGCGGCGAGCCCGAACGGTATATGCTGCCTCTGTCGGGTGAGATGCGCACTGGACTTGTCGCCGAATACATCGCTGCCGGTTTGTTGGCAGACAAGTGGCGCGACACGTCGGGCGCGGGCCTCGATCTGCCGTATGTTCCGACTGCAACGGACGGCACGGCCGTGCTCGTCTACGACCAGCCCTCCGGAGACTCCGACGCATTCAACGTCCTCGCTGCGTCGGATTGCAGCCTCGAAGCCCGCGTCACGACCCTCGAACAGACGCTCGCGGCCGCGCTGTCGGGCGACGCCGTGATCCCCGCGTTGCAGGTCAGGGAGCTGGGCGTGTGGGGTTCGAACAACCTGATCCTGACAGGCAGCGGCGCCCCGACGAAAGCGCCCGACCGTGCAGGCCAGCTCTACATCGACATCGCCTCAGGCGCCGTCTACAAATCCACGGGCAACGCGGCCGTGTCGGATTGGAAAAACCTCTAAAACCTCGATACCATGTCACAAGTAAACAAATATGCGGATCGTGCGGCGTATGCCTCCGACACGTATCGTCTGTCAACCCTCTCGGCCGTCTCGCTCATCGCCAGCGACAACGAAATCATCTACGACGGCGTGAACGTCGTCGTGGGCAAGGATGCGGCCGCCGCGGGCGACTGCGCGGTCTACGACAGGACGGCCGGTGCGATCCGGTTCGTCAAGGGTGCGACCCTCTCGGCCGCACAGCTGCCCGAAAGCCTCACCCCGCTGGCCGTCGTCTATGCGCGGCAAGGCGACAAGGTGCTGATCGTCTCGCTCGATAATGCGATAAACGGAAATATCCAATGGGCAGGCCCCTATGAGGTAGCCCTATCGGGCTTCGATCTGGCTGCGGGCGGCACGATCGTGTTGAAGCTCGGTTCCGACCCTGTCGCCGCAGAGGTATCGATAACGTATACCGCAGGCGCAACGCTCGCGGACGTCGCATCGGCGATCAATGCGACGCTCAAAGGTGGGACACCCAATTACTCTTCGGCGGATTATGGGGGATGGGCGGCGACTGCGGCGGACAATTTCGTCGTGATGGGGTCGAACACGTATAACGCTGCACGTGCGGCGATTGCCGTTGTCAGTGGTTGCACGATTCGACGAACGCCCGAAGACATTAACTATCAAACAACGTTGGCGGGGGTGTTGATCGAGGGGGCGACTGAATATGTCCGCCGCAAGAACGGCATTAATTCGTCGTTTGCGGGTTGCAATCCCGAAAAATTCCTGCAATACTATTCGGCCAACGGCACAGTCCCGAAATCGAATGTGCCGCTCGGTTCGGCGACGATCGTCAATCAGGCATCGTTCGAGACGTCGGAGTTCTGCGCCGAGCTACGGGCTGCCTATGCGGATTATGCGTCGTATCTCTTCGGCGAACACATGGCTGAGTATCCGTCCGCCTACGGAGCGATGCTGCGCGACGGCAGGACGAACACGGCAAAGATCGGCCGCCTGCGTTTCACCGATATTTACGGTCAGAGCAAACCCTGCTATCCGGCCGCTGCTGCCGCTCTCGAATACGGCGTCGCAGTCGAAGGTGCGACGACAGGGCTCGAAGCGAGCGGCTGGTGGCTGCCGTCGGTCGAGGAAGTATACCTGCTCATGCACGACCGTGTACTGACGGCTGACGATGTGGAGCGCGACCCCGTGAACCGCACACTGGCGCGCCTCGGTAAGACGACATGCTACGGATCGGGGTATTATCCGTGGACGTCGTGCGAATGCGATAGCGCCCGCGAGTATTCCTACTCCGCAACCATCGGTCTGATTAGCAACACGAATAAGCATAGCAAGGGTGTATCCAGACCGGTTTCCGCCTTGTAAAACGAAAACAATTATGAACATGGAAGAACTGCAAAAGAGAATCGACGCTTTGCAATCGCGGCAGCTGGCGCTGCGTGCGATCATGGCCTCCTCGGACGAGCGGGCCGCCAAATGTAATAAGACGGGCGCATCGTTCCGCGAGACCTATCCCCGAGACTTCGCACGATACCAGGAGGCAAACGACGAGTACAACCGTAACGAACTGACCCTCGCCGCGCTCGAAGCCGAACGGATGGCGCAGCGCGAAGAGGTGGAATCACTGCCTGTACACGACGCCTAACCTTGAAATCGCTATGGAATACCTCCCCGCAATCATCAGTGCCCTCGGAACTATTATCGCTGCGTGGTTCGCCTATAACCAGTACAGCAAAAACAAGCTGACCGACCTGAAAATCGAGAAGTTCAAAAAGGACGAAGAGACGAAAAGCATCCGTCGGGCCGACAATTCGTCTATCGTGTACGGTGAGTTGTGGAGCGTTCTGCACGAGTTGGATGCCGATCGGGTCTATATCGTACAGCCGCATCCGCTCGGCAACGAAAGCCTGCTGTCCGTCTATTACGAGGTCAAGCGCAAAGGGGTGGAACCGATGAAACCGCACATGCAGGGCCTTCCGATTTCGGAGGTGCCGAAGTTCAGCAGCGATCTGGTGAAGAACCTCTTCCTCTACATCACGGACATCGACGAGCAGGTGAACGACAAATATGCGAAGTCCATCCTTTCGAGTTACGGATGTCGGGCGGCCATCATCAAACGGCTCAACGACAACCGCCACGACTGGATAGGCAGCATCTTCTGCGAGTTCACCCGCCCGCTGTCCGTACCGGAGGAGAATGCGCGGGAGATCATGCACACGGCGGCCATGAACATCCAATACCTGCTGCCCGAGTATCGATAACGTATAAATCGCTTCAACCTTAATACTGTAAAAGCCATGAAAAAGCAAGTCGAAATCGCGCTCTGCGTGTCGGTCGCCGTCATTGCGCTGGTCGTTCTGTTCAACCTCCTGCCGAGCGGCATCCGCACTACGGCGACGCTCTGCGCAGGATTCGGGGCGGCCGCAGGAGCCGCCGCAGGCTGGCGGGCAAAGATGTGGTATGACCGAATGAAAGGATAGGTATGGCAACGTATTTCACCCTTTCCGAATTGGTGCGTTCCGATACGGCCGCAGCGCGCAGCATCGACAACGCGCCGTCGCACGACGTCATTCGCCGGCTCAATGCGCTGATGGACGAATGCCTCGATCCCGTGCGCGAACTTTGGGGCAAGCCGATCGGCGTGAACAGCGGCTACCGATCGCCGGCGCTCAACGCAGCCGTCGGCGGAGCTGCGGCAAGCCAGCACATGAAGGGCGAAGCGGCCGACATCACCACCGGCAGCGTCGCGGATAATCTGCGGCTGTTCGAACGCATCGCAGCCAGCGCGATCCCCTTCGACCAGCTCATCGACGAGAATCGGGGCCGCTGGATCCATATTTCATACCGTGCCGACGGGAAGAACCGAAGGCAGGTGTTGCATCTGTGAGACGACTACTCGCATATCTGTTGGCCGCACTCATCGTCGGTTCACTGTTTTTCGGCTGGGGCTACCGCCGCGGGGCGGCTTCCGTCGAAATGCGCGACAGCACCGTTACCCGATGGGTGCCGTGGCCGGTTCCCGTGTACGACACCATTCGGGAACCTTATCCGGTCGCGGTGCGCGAACCGGCCGATACGGTATGGGAATACATGAGTGTAGATACAGCCGCGATCATCGCCGACTATCTGCTCGAACGGGATTACCGGCTGGATTTCTCCGCCGATTCGACCGGAACATTCCTTGTCGATGCGACCGTAGGAGAAAACCGGCTGTTGCGGGCTTCGGCCGTAGTGAAGCCCGTTGTCCGTGAGATTACGGTTACAAAACTGCATACCGAGGTGCGGCCGCCGCGCTGGGAAACGGGACTCGCCTTCGGAATCGATCCATACAACCAGTGGGCGGGCATCTACGGACGCTATATAAAAGGGCATTGGGGAGGAGATGTGATACTTGGCTATGATCCGGTTCGTGGCAAGAGCTACATTGCAGCCCGTGCGACATTGACTATCTTCAATTTTTAGTTCCTATTGATGAACTCTTTGGGGAGAGAGTATAAAAAAGTCCCCAACGTTTTTCGCAGAAAAAGTACACCCCTGTACAAATCCCACACTCGCGCTGAGGACTATTCCTTTTCGTGAGTGTGGGACATTTGTATTGTACAGGGGTATAGCAAAGGTAAACAAAAAAACGGAATAAGCGATGCGAAAAACAGAGATATTTGCGAAATTGCTAAATCAGGTATCCGTTGAGACTGAAATAGCCGAAGAAAGAATCATTTCACACGAGAGAGCCGCCGAAGTGGTTGATGCCCGATATATTTTGGTTTACTTATTACTAAGAAATGGATTCCGAGCCTCAGAAATCGCCCGTATGATGGGCTTGTCGTATCGCGCTGTCATGCAGATATCAGCCTTATTCAACACTCGATACAACCACAGCGGAATTATATTCAGAACGATACTCCGCCGTATAGAGAACAAAATAGGAATTAACTATGAATATACTAAGAATTAAAACGTTGGCTATCGCATCCCAACACCGTAGTTTTGCATTGTGAGCTCAACGGAAATGTCCGCCGAACGGACGTAACAATGTAAAAAGTCAATAACATGAACGAGAAAACTTTAGTGTTCGACAACGGTGGCGCGATGGATGGCAACCTCGTAGCTGCCTTGATGAACGGCAACAACCGTAACGGCTATGGTAACGGCTACGGCTGGGAGTGGATGTGGATGATCCTGCTCTGGGCCATCTGGGGTGGCAACGGCTGGGGCGGTTTCGGTGGTCGCGGAGGCCTTCAGAATCTTCCCGCCGAACTGAACGGTGACGCAGGACGTCAGCTTCTGATGAACGCCATCCAGGGAAATGGTACGGCGATCAACCAGCTCGCCTCGTCGCTTAACTGTTCTGTACAGCAGATTCAGACCGCACTCTGCAACATCCAGTCACAGTCGGGCCTCTCGGCACAGCAGATCATCAATGCCATTCAATCGGGCAATTCTCAGGTGCTTTCGCAGATGGCATCGTGCTGCTGCGACGTCCGCACCGCCATCGAGCGTCAGGGTTACGAAACTCGTCTGGCTGATTGCCAGCAGACCAACACGCTCCAAAGCACGATTCGCGAGACTTCGCAGAACGGGACTACGGCAATTATTGCCAAACTCGACCAATTGCAGACCACGGCTCTGCAAGACAAGATCGACGCCCTGCGCGAGAAGAACAGCACGCTCACCACGCAGCTAAACTTAGAGCATCAAAACGCCTACATGGCGGGTGTAGTAAGTCAGGCCATCGCTCCCGTCAGCGCCGCTGTCGTTGCTTTGCAGAACGATGTGAACGGCATCAAGTGCAAACTGCCCGAAACGGCCACCGTACCCTATTCGCCCATCGTCGGCGTACCCACTTGTATTGCGGCCCAATATGGCCTCGGATACGGATTCGGCTTTGGAAACGGAGGGTTCTGGGGTTAGTACGGAAAGGAGGAAGCTATGGCAGTATTTCCATTTCAGTACGTCAACCGTCGGGGTATCCCTGTTCTTCAAACTACGGGAGTAACCGTCAGCACTACGGGCGTCGTGTTCTCCTTCCCCAACCATGCATTCGCTAATTCATGGTATCGGGGGCTGGTGCTGGTAGAGCTTGCGCAAGCCATTCCCGCCGGTACTACGGGAACACTTCCCGTACTCTTCGAGACTAACGGCCAGACCAAGAACTTGACGACCTACTCGGGTGCGGACGTCACCGTCTCGGACATCACAGGAACGGGTGTATATCAACTCTTCTACGACAAGCAGACCGACACTCTGCAATTGATGACAGGGGCTGTCTGAGTCCGAAGAAAAAAATTAACCGAAGGCGAAGGGAGGGGCCTTGCCTCTCTCCCCAGCCTTCACAAAACCATTAACCGAAGATGTTTGCGAATTTAACGAAAGGAGCCCCAATATACGTGCTCGATATGCGTGGAACTCCAAAATATTACATGGCAACACTTGAAGAGGCTCCGCAACCATATTTCCCCACTCCGGGGAATTTCCCTCCGGCGCAGCCATCAGTCAGTTTTCCTGTGGGTGACCAGAAGTGGGTCGTCCCTGTGAATTCCGACATGGCAACAAAGGAGGGGCTTACAGTCACGACCACCCGTGAACGACTTATTGACGCAGTAAACGCTGCACGGCAGCAGAGCCAGAACGTCGTAGATTCTTACGAACGGCACAAAGCCAATCTGGATATTTTCGATCAGATCATGCGTGAGATTAGCCCCGCATACGCTGGTCAGGCGCAACGGGAGGAGGAGATGCAGAATCTAAGAAAAGAGGTTCAAGAACTTCGCCGCTCGCAAGACGATCTGGTATCCATGAAATCGATGCTCGAAGCTCTTCTTAAATCGCAAACTCCTCAAAAAACAAGCAAATCATGAGAATGTGGGAAATTGAAGGCCGATACCGCGGTGACGGCTACGGCGAGCGCGGCGAGGAGATGATCGAGCGCAAACTTCGCGAAGCATATGAATGTGGCTACGAGGATGCACGACGCGAAATGCGTGGCGGATACGGAGAGCGCCACATGGGCGGCTATATGCCAGACAGCTACGGAGAGCGTGGCGGAGAGTATGGCAGCGACGAATATAGCGAGCGTCGAGGGCGGAGTCCCTATACGGGACGTTACGTCCGCAGGTAAACAAGTCGAACCAGGGAGGGGATTCGTCCCCTCCCTTCAATATCGAAATGTATGGATAGAGAAAGATTGGATGTCAGGGACAGAATGCCCGAGGACATCGAAGCATATCTTCAGAAAAACGGTTGGTCCTTTTCTCAAAAGATGGCGGAATTTGCCATTGACCGCATGAAGGACCGTGATGGCAAGAAGATCAATCCGCTCACCAAAGAACAGGTGGACAAGTTGCTGAAGACCCACGAAATCCTACTTGAACACGATAACGGTTATGATGCCGTATATACGGCAAACATGGCGCGATCGGATTATTGGGGTTCTTCGATCATGGACGAGCAGCATCTCGCGCGATTCATCAAGGACTACATCGATGACAAAGATTCCTATCCAGGAATGCCTTTCACTCGATACTTCGCAGATCTGATCGGATCGGGAACCAATGTGCCCTGGAAGGATGTGTTGTAACAGCAGACGGCGTCCGCGCCTCACAAGAAGCCGTGTACGGGTAGAAAAGATATATTCAACTGGGATATGAAAGTTCGGGATTTGAGGATAGAGAAATATGATTGGCAAGTGCGGTTCTATTTTGCCGTACATGGCTATCATACGCACTCTATCCTCTCGTCTTTGGAGGAGATAAAGTGTCCTCGGTCAATTCTGGAACGTGTACGTGGAAATCTGGAACGTTCGGACATGGATTCGGGATTTACCTACTCGAATAAATTCATGCGACAGTCGGTCGTAGTGGTAGGCCTCGCATCGTCACAATCTCAGTTTCTAAACTCTTTCGAACACGAATTGCGTCACCTCTGCGACGACATCGCCACCACAACCGAAATGGCCATGCAAGGTGAAGAGGTTGCCTATCTGACCGGAAATGTGAATACGATGCTATGGTCGGATATTCACGAATTTATCTGTTGTAAGTGTAAATGCAAAAGCCATGAATGAATATACGAAGTATCTGCTTTCTTTACTGGAGGTCAGTGAGTGGTGCACGCCCATCCACGAAACAGTTGTAAGGGAACTGAGGCATAATTTATTCCAATAAATTGACCAATTCTACCTTCATCTCCTCGTCTATGTCCCGATAACGGGCAAATGCCGCACTACCTTCCACGTGTCCCGAAAGCTGTGCGATAAGATTCGGGTCCTTAACCTTCTTATACAAGTTGCCGATGAACGTCCGGCGCGCCATGTGCGACGAGGCCACGGAATAAAGCGGTTTCATCTCGGGCTCCCGGGTAACGGCATTCAGCACTTGCACGGGGCGTTTCAGTCCGGCGGCAAAAAACGCCCGCTTGATAGATTCATTGTATTTCTGCGAAGAAATAAACGGAAGCAACGATTGCCGTTCTGAATCCCAATATTTCTCGATAATGGCTCTCGCCGTATCGTTCAACGGAACACGCACGGTTACGGGACGCCCCTCTTTGGTCTTACGCGGAATATACTCGATCGCTCCATTCACAACGTTGTCCCGTTTCAACTGAAGCAAATCCCCCACCCGGCAACCGATCAGACATTGGAAGACGAATATATCTCGCTGAACCGATATTCCGGGATGCCTCGATAAATTCGCATGCTGCAAACGGGTCCGCTCCTCGAGCGTAATATAAATCGGCGTACCGTATATCACCGGTGCGATGCGGCGTTTCTTAAAAGGATTGCGATTTATAAACCCATTCGTCTCGGCCCAGTTCAGAAACGCGCGCAACATGACTATTTTGCTGTTCACGGTGTTCAGTCCCCGATCTTGCGGTTTACGGGATTCCGACACCCGCTGATACAAACCCGCCGCTCCGGCAAGGCGAGCCTCATTGCGGAAATATTCTTCGAAATCGTCAATCATATCCACATAGGCCAGATTCTCGAGAGTAAGGGCAAATGAAGGGGATTTCAACCGCTTATACTGTTCAAATCTTTTAAGCGCCCTGACTACGACATGATAGGACCTCATGCGTCCGACGGACAAAAGCCGGGAGCCAAGGAAATCATCGAAATACTGCCATAGAGTTTTTCCCTCCTTTGAATCGTCCTTCGCCTCCACCAGCGAACGCAACCAATTCGGAGGCACGCTTCCCCGTCCTATTTCGTTGAAAGCCCTACTCACAAGCGACGTGATTTCAGCCAACCGCTTTTGCGTCTCCACGGAATCGTCCACCTCCGCCTGTACCTCAGCGGACGGCCTCATCCGAAAATTCGGGATCCGGATTGCCCCATCAGCCCAATAGGCAGGAGAGACGAAAAGTCCCGTTTTTGCACGCTGGTTGATCTTGCCATGCGAAAAACGCATCATGATCTCAGATTGCCCAAGCGCATTCCGTTTCGAGGATAAAGTGTAGTATATCGTTGCCATTGCAGTAGTTTACGGCAAAGATACACAACACATTTTATTTGGCGATATTTTGGCGACATAAATTATACACAGCTATACGAACCCGTAAAAGCCAAAACCAATAAATCGCATTACAACAACAATTTACACCGATATATTCACATCATTACACACGGTCTCCATATATCGGTAAAATATTAAGTAATCCCAACGGAATCACTAACAAAAGAGTGTTACTTGCTAATAATAAGCAAATAGCACTCTTTTTAGCAACCAAAATCGGCGAGACATTGGCGAGATAATTGCAAAACGGGGATTATATCCCTGCTTCCTTTGCAACTTCCTTTCGCAAAAATAGTATTTTATTCCCATTATATTCGGGATGCAGACGCCCTTTCTTTACCCAAGCATAAAGCGTCTGACGACTTTTCCCTGTGATTGCGCAGGCCTCCTCCATCGAACAATACTCAACTCGATTCCCCATCGCCGATGCGACCCGTCGATGAAGCTCTTCCGCTACACTATCGCGCGTTTCTTCTACAACCCGATAGGCGAACTCCTTTAACTGCTCTTCTGTCATCTGATAGACAATAATCGCCCCCTGAGGATTGAATAACGGTTCGTTTCCCATAATTTCATTAAAATAAAGGCAGCTCCTGCTGCCATCCGTCAATATGTTCTCGAATTTTTCTCTTTACTGCCCGCCACAGGATCGGCAAAGCATTTACTCGGACAAAAGGAATTAAAACAGATTGAGAATTCGAAGAAGGATAAGATACACCCAACCGGTTTCCAGTGTCAGTAATCAATTTGGCAAGACTTGCACGAGTAAAGTTTATGTAGATGATTGATTCATCGCGCGCCCCTCCTCTACGTTTTTCTTTTCGCTCTCCCATTTGCAAATCCCGAATTAATTACTACCTTTGTTCTTGGGTGAGGGGTGATCTTTCGGGATCGCCTCTTTTTATATCAAACAGTTACACCTGTTCTACCTTCCGGAATATTACATCCGTCCCATCATCTCGTTCGTACCAGCGACAGCTGCCCGTCATCTCATTGTAAGAGCAATTGCCAAAACGCGCACAATCCCAACACGCACATCCCTCTTTATTGGGGTCATACCCTACAACCTCTACGATCTCTCCTTCATACTCGAACCGCTCACCGACCGGACGGGAGTAACGTTTTTTATCTTTGGGGTTCATGGCTTTCTCTCTTTTCGAGTTTCACCTCCTCGTCCATTCCGACGATACCTCGCCGGCGCAGGCGCTTGATAAAGTTCTTCATGTTCAATGCCTGCTCATAGTAACAGTCCTTTTCGACCTTGACACGCGATTTGCGGTCGCTCTCGACCTTCATGTTCTCAGGATTCAGCCACGAATCGGCTGACACCTCCACTTCCGCTCTCGACGCTGTCCGTGTAACCGTATTGAATTTATAGAGGGTATGACCTGGCACCCGAACCAGCTGCCCGATCAGTTTGTATTCGTTCTGCTTTCGTTCGACGGCCTCGATCTGCGCTTTGGCGATCTTATCGTTCGTCACGCCGTCGTGTGGGGTCAAGATGTCCATCGTTCTATTCGTTTTCGTAAATCGGCCGCCAGCCCAAAACATGTAGATTCTCGAACGTTCTGTCGAGGTCTACGCTCCAGCCAGTCGGGAATTCGTTGACCGCATACCATGCACCCGTTACGAGCGTTGCGCCATTGGGTAACACAACCTTTGCAATGACACGCATCTCATCCGTCGGCGGCTTGTTGGGATCATTCCAGCGGGTCAATTCTTCCCGTTCGGATTGTGCACCGGCGATGAAATCCAATTCAGTTGCTTTCTTGTGGCTGACAAAATCTCTGACCCCACCGCGCCATACTTTTCGCGCGTACGATTTTGCCCGTTCTTTAATCGTTTTCATATTTCGTTCAGTTTATAGTGCCCCTTATCATTGCGCAGCAATACCCCCTTTTTCACCAGCCGCAAACAGATAGGCGAAGTCCAACTGCTGTGGTGTGTCTCACTAAACCCAAAGGCTTGGGAATGTGCCTTGCCGATTACCGACGGCGACACATAGTCTTTACCTTTCAGGTAGGATATTATCCACTCTTCGTTTTTATTCAGTTTCATATCTCGTTTAGTTTTTGGATAAATGATCCCAAATCTTCACACAGTACAGGGTGGCAATCCCTGCCGATCCCGCCACAACCGTCCTTGTATTCGCAGGAGGACTTGAATGCCTCTACCGCTTTTTGCCGCATCTGCTGCTCGGTATCCTGCTCGGCGAGTTCGGCCGCACGGGTCATTGCAGCCCGAAGTTGCCATTTGGCATGGTCAGTCATCTCCATCGTGAGATGATCCATACACCCGTCGATAAATTCTTTTGCTTCTTTGCTTTTCATCATTCACCTCCTTTCAGCATTTCGGGGTTGTCGTGGATATTCCCGATGACCCACATCTGATATGAATCATCAAAGCAATCGGAGATTTGAAAAACATCAACATCCCCGAAGTTCACGACGAAACATCCGTTTTGCCATTTGACAACTCCGACGCTTTCAAATTTGTCGGTAAGGACGTCGCCCTCATAGACCTTCCTCGTGTTCTTGTCTTTCAGCCCCGTGTACTGGCCGACGGTAGCGGGATCGACTTCCCATACACAGGGGCACGATGCAATGAAATGCCTTACCTCGCCTTCGCAAAGGCCTTGATAGTAGAATCCTGTTACCCAGCCATCAGCAGGGCCAGTTTGTATATCGTTGTCGAGGCGCTTGCCTCTGAATTTAATTTCTCTCATAGTCTCCATTTTTTTGTAATTATTTCGAGATTTTGCCAGAATCTCGCTATTTCTTAAAGTAGCAGATTGCATCCTCTGCACTTCCCTATCTTTTTGAACAGTTCGAACCATCGGCCGAACAAGTACACCTCCAAATATCGCCTTCTTGCTATAATGCGTCGTCCATCAGTACATTCGCACTTCTCTATACATATTCTAAAAAATCTCATATCCTTCCTATTTTACCAATTCGAACTCGTAGACCACGACCCACGGATTGTGCGCCCACGTTCCGCAGCTGGATATCTTGTCGATCAGCGAAGCGAAGGCTTCGCGGGGAGTGTCAAACCCGTCATCGCTATTTCCAAAAAGGCCATAAACTTCGTATTTGTCGTACTCTACATCCCCTAAGACCCCCTCCCTCATGCAATCCTCATCCGAAATATCCTGCAACCGTTCGCACTTGATTCCGGTGATGCGGATTCGGTGCGGCATAAGGTCTGCACGGACAAACTCCTTGTTGCTCCACCCTGCAAGCTTAACAACATCATCTGTATGTTCTATTCTATACGCTTTGCATAGCCTATCATTATACTCTTGGCCGACGACAATATTTCTGACATAGAAATAGCTTTCCGCAATGGCAATGAGTTCACCAATCTTGTAGCGGGTTTTCACATGATGAATATCTACACCCTGAGTGGCGAATACGAGGTATCCGTCGTCATAATAATACGAATCGGAATCGGCGATTATTTTTTGAAGCTTGTCGTCGAATTCCAGCCGCCTCGTCATGGTCTTTCGCCCCTCGATGACCGCCTGCGTCAAGCCGTAGCGGTCGTTGAACATTATCTTTTTCATCCGATATCTGATTTCCTTTATCTTGGTTAATTTTTCATGAAGCACATCCATATCGTTTTTCCGTGTTTGGATGTCGGGTGTCCGAACAACGGTTTATAGGGGATGATGTCCAATATTTGCCGAACTTTTATCTGATCTTCGTTCCATTTGAATATCAGAATTCCTTCCGGCTTCAAGACCCGCATACATTCATCGAAAGCAGCACGTATATCCGTTTCCCAAGAAGGAAGAAGCATTCCGTATTTCTGAGCCAACCATGACGTGCTGCCTAATTTTTTGAGGTGCGGCGGATCCAATACAACCAGCCGGAACGATTCATCGTCGAAAGGCATAGCCCGAAAATCTCCGACTATGTCGGGATCCACCTTGATATGACGCCCATCACAAGCGATGAATTCCTCGCGGCGAATATCCATAAACAAAGCTTCTGAACAACATTTGTCGAACCACATCATACGGGCTCCGCAACACGCATCGAGAATCTTTTTGTCTGTCTTCATACGTTCAACTTGTAACCGTTCGACACTACCCACTCAATCATATTGCACGCAGGAACTATTAATGTGCGATCTCCAAAAGATATGATGCTCCCTTTTGATACGCCTACCCGTTTGTAGAAAACTCGCCAATCTTCCCCTTTCGAATAAGAACTGCGTGTAATGTGCAAGCGGCCATACGTGATGCCCGCAGGCAACATTTCGAGCAAGTCTGCAACCGTGAAGGCAGGGATTATCTTCTCGCCAATTACATTATACACGCGATGCTTAATGCAGAGATCGAAAGCGCCGGTCGGAACGAATCGTCTTGTTTGGCCATCGAATTTATAATCCGGCACCCATGCCATACTGGCTTTCTCGGCCGGCACGCCCAGTTCCAGCAGCCGCTTCGACTGCTCGATGCTCGTTACTTGATTTGTCATATCTTCTCGTATTCATTTATCGTTTCGAAGATCCGCAACGCGACGGAGGATATGATTTCTCATCGCTTCATTGACAAATTTTAATGCTCCGAAATAGCCCTTACACTCGGCAAGTATTAAAATCATATCATCTGGAAACTCTTTGCGTGCTTTACGCCGCAGTCGTTTCAGTAGGCGTGTTTTCATGGGTCAGACATTTGATAGGTTTGGGTCATATCGTGATATTTTCAAACATCCCCAGCTCTTTGCTGCGGCGTCGGTTCTCGATTTCGATATATTGGGGATTTAACTCGAAGCCGATAGCATTTCGGCCGAGTTTATTGGCCACGATGCGCGTGGTGCCGGAGCCATTGAACGGATCAAGCACGAGGCCACCAGCGGGACACCCCGCAAGGATACACGGCACGATCAAATTCTCTGGGAACGTGGCGAAATGGGCCTCTTTGAACGGCTGCGGGGAAACTGTCCACACGCTTCGCTTGTTGCGCGTCGTTGAAGCCTCCGGCGCTATCTCATAGTATTCAATCGCTTCCGCACGACCCGAACGATGGAATGATCCGTGCCCGCCTTTCCCCGTGTCCCATCCTGCCGGCTTGCGTTGCCGGATCTTTCCGACGTTCGGGTGGTTAATCAGGTTCTTGTCGTCCTCGAATTTCGAGCCGTTCCACCCTGTCGCTGGTTCTTTGATTGCCTCGGCGTCGAAGTAATAGCGGGGCGACTTGCTGAACAAGAAAATATACTCGTGTGACTTGGTGCAGCGATCCGTCACGCTTTCGGGCATCGGGTTCGGCTTGTGCCAGATGATATCCTGTCGCAAGTACCAGCCATCGGCGCGAAGAGCGAACGCCAGCATCCACGGGATCCCGATCAGGTCTTTGGGTTTGACCTCTCCGCCCTTGAACGCTTTATGGGCATCGCCCGTCCAACTCCCCGCATTGCTGCGCTGCTTCTGACCGGAACGTTTCGTGTCGCCAGCACCTCGGCCGCTACCGGCATAGCTGTCACCCATGTTCACCCACAACGTCCCCTGCGGCTTGAGTGCACGGCGCAGCTGGCGGAACACCGCCACAAGTTGAGCGATGAAAACCTCCGGCGTTTCTTCCAGCCCGAGCTGACCAGCTACGCCGTAGTCGCGCAGCCTGTAATATGGCGGCGAGGTGACGATGCAGTCCACCGACTCGTCCGGCAGCAGTCGTGCCGCTGCAAGCGCATCCATGTTGTAGGTTGTATTTATCTGCATAGCTTTCATTTTATCGGTTATCCCCGTTTCCGTCGATTATGCCGCGCTCGTAGCGGCTAATGACATACGGCGAAACCCGTATTCAATACGCGCCGGCAGAACGGATTGATCTCGCAGTTGAAGATGTTCGTCCAACCGGCCCACGCGGCCGCCAGGTCGAAGCCGCCGATGCCGCTGAATAGAGAACCGTGCGTCATTAGTACTCCACCGCTGCCCTGCGATCGATGAAGAAATGAATACCCGGTGCGCATTCGCTCCACCTGTTATCGTCGAAATCCGGAACTTCAACTGTGGCACCGACGGTGTAGACGAAGTTTTTGTCACGGTCGGAACGAACGGCATCCACTGTTGCCCTGGTGCCGTCCATGTTCTGAATCTCCATGACGTATGCTTTATCGCAACGGCATTTGTGTCCCGTTGCCGAACTGCGCCGTGCATCTTCCGGAATCCGTAACTTTACGATATGCCCAGAGGCTTTTTTCCAACCGATGAAACTACCCTCAGTCGGACATGATAGATAACATCCCTTGGCACCGCACAGGTTGGCACCGCGCAGGTTGGCATCGCGCAGGTTGGCATCGCGCAGGTCGGCATCGCACAGGTCGGCGCCGTACAGGTTGGCATCGCGCAGGTTGGCACCGCGCAGGTTGGCATCGCACAGGTCGGCGCCGTACAGGTTGGCACCGCGCAGGTTGGCACCGTACAGGTTGGCATCGCGCAGGTTGGTATCGCACAGGTTGGCATCGCGCAGGTTGGCACCGTACAGGTTGGCATCGCGCAGGTTGGTATCGCACAGGTCGGCGCCGTACAGGTTGGCACCGTACAGGTTGGCACCGCACAGGTCGGCGCCGTACAGGTTGGCACCGTACAGGTTGGCACCGCGCAGGTTGGCACCGCACAGGTTGGCACCGCACAGGTTGGCATCGCGCAGGTTGGCACCGCGCCTAATAGCTTCCAAAACCGTTTCGGTGATTGTGTTTCCCTCTTTCGTGTATTCAAATACGACCGAGCCAGTCCAACGGTTGCGGATTTCGATTTTAATCTGTTTCGTTGATTCCATTGTGGTAAATTTGTTTATCCGGATTCATGTATTGATTTGCAGCAGCAATAGCATTTTCGAGCGTGCGAACTACAACATACTTGTTCCCCGCAGCCTCAAAGGATTCCTGCCATCTTCTCTGTACGGCACTCTGACGACTGCCCTTTGCCTGTGTCTTGAACTCCAAACCGAGCGATCCGTATTTGCCCCTCGGCACGAGCAGAAGCAAATCCGCAGCACCGGCCGTCATGCCTTCGGCCTTCATGATTGCGGCTTCGGTCTTACTCCGGAGTCCGCCGTTCGGAACACTCGTCAGACATAGTGCATAGGACGGATATTGCATCCGGAACCAGCGGACGAACGACTGTTGTAAACGAGATTCAACGTGCCTCATTTGCGCAGACTGTTTCCATTGAACGCAACACGATAGCACAGGTATTTAATACGGTCATATATCCGGTCACCATAGCGTTCCTTGATGCCTTCACCCGACAGATTTGAGGAAGCTATAACCATCCGATCGGGGTTATCCTGCACCTTGTTCACGATCTCGACTACCACATTCCGGCGTGTACCGAATTCGACGCGATCCACCTCTACACCTATATCGTCCAATGCGATGAACTTGCGTTTTAATACCTCGTCGATACATACGTCCTGCGCTCCGCAGTCCACGACCGTAACGATTCGATTAGCGAACTTGCGCAACAGCATGGGAATGGCGTAGCGGGTTATCAGGGATTTTCCGCGTCCGCAATTACCGAACAGCAAAAGTCCCTTACCGTTGTTATCCGACAACCACGCTGCAACCTTGTCGTATTCGGGAAGCCATACCAATCGTTCTCCCATTGCCGACAGCACAGTAACCAGCGCGTTTTTCAATTCCGTCCGCGCATCGGGTATCCGAAACCGGAAGCGTGCGCATGGAACCGGATTACCCTCAGTTTGTAGTTGTTTGAGTATTTCTTCGTAAGACATATTCAGAATTCATCATAATGTTGAGTCGGTTTTGCATGGTAGGTCGTAGCCGGATGCCGAGTGTTCGAACGGGGCAACGACGTTTCATTACGCCGACGCGCCCAATTCAGAAATGTCAGATAGGCCGAACGATTGCGTTTCAGCAAGGGTTCGTAGTTATGCATCGCGCGCAATAGGTCGCGGATGAAGTCAAGAGCATAAGCCTCTTTTAAAGCCGAGAATTGCGCCTCGGAAAAAGGCTCTTTCATTTTCGCGACTCGCGGTGCATTTTCCGAAATCCATTGTTGAAACTCCAAGAACTCGCGGGAGGGGGTGCCGCGGAACTGGGGGAGGGTGTTGGAGGAGTCAGTTACCTCTGCCTTCTCCGAGAAGGGCGGTAGTACGACTGTCTCCCCATTAGGGGGATTATAGGGGGTAATATTATTCTTGTCTAGTCTATCTTCTATACAAGAAGTATCGCCTTCGTTTTGGCTCCGTTTTTGGCTCCGTTTTTGGCTCCGTTTTTGGCTCATGTTTTGGCTCATATTTAAGCCAATTGAACCATTTGAAACGATGCCTGATTCGGGATTCGGTTCTTCAACGAATGAAAAAGCTGTGCGGTTTCCCTTCCCGCGTCCTCCCGTTATGATATGTAACAGACCCGCTTGCTCCAATCGGTTTTTTGCTCTCGAAATTGCATTGCGTGACGCCCCTACATTCTCGGACAGCCTTCTGTCGGAATGCGTGAAGCTATTCGGCCAGCCTAACCGATTCGCTTGTTCTACAAGGTAGAAGTAAAGCCTCGATTCACAGCAGCCAAATTGCCACGTTGCATCCAATTGCCAAAATTTGCGTATCAGGTCTATATAGCTCATAATCGCATCCTCTCTTTCTCGAAACTTATCATCGTGCGAAGGTTGTCGCATTGGTGCTTGCACGCCGCATTGATCCGATCCAGCCACTTTTCAAGGGCATTCAGCTCGGAAGACGCACTGCCGATCAGTTTGTTCGCAAGCGACGGGGAAAGGCTGAGAATAGTCTCTTTCTCGTCGTGAAACAGCTTGGCCACAGCTGCATCGCGCATCCCGACCACCTCGCTAAGCAACGCCCCGCTGCGAGCATAATATACACCCAGTTGATCCAGCCGCCCCACCATCGAATCGATGTCGGAAAAAGTCGTGCATTCAAGAAGATTCTGGATGTCTCGCGCCTCCCTGCGTATCTGTTCGATCCTTGTCATGACGTTTGTTTATTTTCTTCAATAACAACCTTCCGCGGCGTAACGCATCCCATTCCTTTGCGGTCAGCAACGTATGCCCGCGGATGCGGGACAGGACGCGGAGGATGCGGAGCGCTTCCCGCGCCTCCGCATCGGTAATCCGCATATCCATCGTCAGAAGGGAAGATCATCCGTATTATCCGCTACGGGCAAATCGGAGACTTGATCCGGCGTAGGTTCCGCAGGACGGAAGATAACCGACTTGCCTCGGCCGACATATGTGCGCGCGTCTTTTCGTTCGCGTTCCTCTTTGCTCTGACGGATGAATACGCAGTGCGTATTCCCGTACTGATCCGGCTGGCGAAGCTCCGAAACGCATATCGAAATGTACTTCTTGCCGTTTTCGGCGACGAAAATTTTGTCTCTGGGAATATCGCTCACGCAGAGCGATACATTGATAAAATCTGCCATTGCTATCGTTTTTTGAAGGTTACTTTAAGTGTCGTCTTACTGCTTCGCGCAGGAGGATAGAAGATTTCGCCCGTGGCGGGATCCGTCAGGCCGGAGGCTGGCAACGCCCGCAATATCTTCTCCTTCTCCTTGATGTCGGCCATGACCGCATCGCGCATTTTGTACAAGTCGTCCAAAGCATGGCAATTACAGCCCGAGTAGTCGTACTTGACGCCAGCCTCCACCTCTTCGATCGTACAGTCCGAGGATGTTTTCCCGTGTCCGTATTTAGCCAGTTCGCGCAACGTAATGTCGCGCACCTCTTCGGACTTCTTGAACAGCTCGATCGCCTTCTCCATGCGGGATATATTCTCGTAAGCGACGAGCGGATCGACGTCTCCACGGGTAACGGCGTCGACGGCGAGCTTCGCCAGCTCCGCGGGGCTGCTCGTCTCGCGGATCAATATCGGCTGCGTGTTCATCTTTTCTGCTGTTTACTGTTTAGATATTCGTCGTAAAATTTGGCGAAGACTACCGCCGTCGTATCGTCCGCATCGTAAGTGCGACGAAGGAAGGCGATGACATCGAATTTCGTCGGGTCTTTGACCGTCCTACTACCTTTGTACGCCCAGCGCATGAACTGATCGCGCAAGATCGGATCGTTCAGCATATCGGCCGTGATCCGTTTCTTCGGTGCCACCGGCGCGGCTGCGGCAGCCGGTATCGGGTCGGGAGCAGCTGGCTGGCGTTGCACGGATCTCTGAGGTGGCGCCCCCGCGCCGGTCTGTCTGCCCTTGAATACCTCGGCTCCGATACCCAACCAGGAACAAACCTTCGTCAGCGCATCCGTGGTCGCGCCCTTGCAGGCGTCGCCCAGATCGGCGTTATCGTTGCCGCCAAAACACTCGTAATAGATGCCGTATTCAGGGATCGAAAAACGTAGCTTGACGACGACCATGCGCTCGGAACGTTCGACGATCTCCGTCTCCACACGCCATGAGCCTACGCCGAAAACCTCGTTGAGCCGTTCCGTTACATAAATCGACTTGATAGACGACAGGAACTTCTTCGTCGGATGCTGCGAGACGGCTTCATCGGGAAGACGTCGATCCAATGCCTCCTTCTGTTCGGGGGTGATAGTTCGTGTTTCCATAGCCTATTTATCCTCTACTATTCGATGCGTGAACTTCTTCGCATCGAGATGGCGCATCATGTACGCGATCTCTTTGCGTATCTCCTGCGTCCGCAACTTGCGGCTCCAACAACCCGATGCTACAATGTTCGCAGGGCGGGCGATCTCGTAGATTTCGATTCTCGTTTTCATTTTATAGATTGTTATGTTTTCCGTAGTAGTTGAGTTTGTCGACAATCGCCGGAAATGACATATCTCCGTAGTCGAAATCCATCACGCTGACGATTTCTATATCGTCTCGGCGGATGTCCAGCAGAGGAGCGCCGGATCCATCGACATCTTTACACACCTCGTAGTGGCGAACCGCTTCCACATGGTAGAGGTCGAAATCGGTCTCGACTCTCTCGCCGTCGTAGTCGCCCCTACTGGTCTGACCGACCTGCTCGCGCAGATCATTGAAGATAGATTTTGCAACTGTAAGGGTTATCGATGTCGTATAATCGTGCGACCGCCCCAATTTCGAAGGATAGATGTCGTATATATCGGTCTTCGATAGCGGGATTGAATAGGTCTGGTTCATCTTAGTGCTCATTGAATAGTTTGTCGAAGAGTTTATCGAAGCTATCACGGTGCGCGGCCGCAAACCCATAGGCGGCCAGGATCGCACACGAGAAAAGAACAAGGATCACAAGCTCGGCCATAACACTTGCGGTTCGGAGAGACGTTTGCGCTCTCGATAGAGGAACAGATCGCGTTTGCGACGCTGAGTATGGACTCGTTTATACCACATGCACCAGAAATAACCGGCCACTCTCTTCCAGAGAGGCGCGGGCTTCAATTCGAATGAATCCATGACTATCGATTTTTGTAGAGTTTTTCCAGTGATTCGAGGCCGTTCGTGACGTCGAACATCGACGCATAACGGTCGGCAATAACCTCGTTGCACCACTTGGCAACAATGGACACGGCACAGCGGTATAGCTCTGCGGGTGTAATGGGAGCCTTGATGTCCCCAGAAAGAAGTTCGATGAGTTCGGCTTTCGTGAGTTTGTCGAAAGCAGGTGCGTTACCGTTACTATTCTTCACGGATTGAACGCTTGTGTTGTGGTTTGGCATTTGGTTAACACAAGTTAATTAATATGTAAAAAAGAAGGACGTGCCCTCCAGTTAGTCGCCAAACCACCACAACTGCGGGTGCAGAAGTGAACCGAGAACACGCCCTAAAAGGTGCGGTTGTGTATTTCTGAAATTACCCTCAATTGGGTGGTTTGGCATTACAAATATAGCAATTCATTTTGAATCTGCAAAAAAATATGAAAAAAGCGGGGTTATTAGCCCCGCCGAACACTTATTATGAACGTTATTTGCCATACAATATGGCAAATGCCTTACGATGGTAAAGATTCACTTCCCCATAGTTCCCATCGAATATCTTTTTAACTTCAAGCCCGTGTTCTGCCGATATAGATTTCAGAGCTCGCCACGAAACCTTTCGCCAGTTAATACCGTGTTCCTTTGCCCAACGCTTGATCGAGAACCAATCTTTTGCCTCGTCGAGCTGCTCGGTCTTTTTCTCTAACTGAAGTTGGATTTTTTCTTTCTCCTCTACCGTATCGGCCAACTGACGCAGGGCTTCCGCGTAATTTCTCGGCATTGCCATTGTGTAGGTGCCGGTCTTACGGAGCGTGGGGAGAACTTCATCACATACCCATGCTTGAAACTCTTCGGCTTTCAGAGCATTTGATTTAAGCACCAGTCGATACATATCACCCTCTCTGCCGAATTTAATTGATTGGGTACCTCCGTTTGTAGGAGTTTCCAAAACGGTAACCCCTTTACAGTGGTCTATTACTGCTTTCAGAAACCTGTCCATTCAAGTTAAAGAACCCGGTATCCTACTACCGGGTTTTATCTTGCGGTAGGACGCAAGATTTTTTAGGTTTTTTAACCAAAAAAGAAAGGAGGTGTGACTCCATGTCTGCGTTTGAATTCAAAAACGGAAAGTTGTGCAAGCCTGTTTTCTGCAAGTACATCAAAAAAAACGGGAAAATCATTTATCCCAAGAAGGCGAAAGTCTTTGTGATTTGGGTACCAGTAGATAGCGTAGCTTAACGCTCTTTCCGTCGTGGAGTGGTAGGACACTCCACTTTCTTATTCTACAAAATAGCGACTTGCTTTTCTTCGGGAATCAAACTTATGATTTCATCCAACATTGGCGCGGGCCTATCGCCCCTACACTCCTTTATAAGCCTATCTCGAAACGCGAACTCATGCGTAAACACTGGACGGCCCAATACCTTTTCAATCGCCGCATGGAATACATCGAACGGCATACACAATCTATCTTGAAATAATTGGAAATCTACAATCTGCTCCGGCGTCCATGTTTCATAACACTTGCTATCGAAAAAAGCGATAGCCTGTTCTTTGGTCAGTTGTTTCATAAACTTGGTTGTTTAACTTAATTTGTGGACGCGGGCGGATTCGAACCGCCACATTCAGAATCAAAGTCTGATGCGCTACCATTACGCTACACGTCTATGACAATATCGTCTATTCAACAGCACTTACCGTTGTCTTTGTAACGATGTCGTACCGCCCCATCGCCTTGCGTGTCTGATACGTTTCTCGATGCCCTTCGATCCATTCATGAACATCATCCACATTATACAATGCAACGGGTTTGCCTTTCCCATTACGGGAGAATCGAGTACCGACGAAACCGCATATTCGCAACTGATGCAGCCAAACTTGCGACATCTCGAATATACGGCTCACCGCATCAATGGATTTAAAATTCTCTTGCTCCATATCTTTTGTTTTTGTCGTTATCCAAAAATACCCCACTTTCGCAGGGGCCGGCGCCGGCACCGCCATTACCATAACAGCGGATTCGGATTTCGTGTTCTTAAACAGGGAGACATCTTCAAAACTCCCCGTGGACGCAGGAGGATTCGAACCTCCGATCGTCCGGTTATGAGCCGGCTGCTCTGACCTGCTGAGCTATGCATCCATAAAAGCCGCCCGAACCTACCACTCTCCCACGCATCTTGCGCAGGGCTTCGATCCGTGCGGCCACCCGCCGCGTGCTTCACAGCGGACGACAGGGTGATTAATCTAATAATATGGCGAATTACCTTGCGATAGGTTTAGATACCTTTCTGCGATTTCTTAAATCGCCCTTGCTTATCTCGCTCTCGATCATGCGACGCCAGCTTCGCTTCGAGTCTATGGATAGTCTCCATCGCCCGCTTCAACTTGTCGTTCATATCCAGATTGCGGGAATAGAGCATGTCGGCCCGTTTCTGTTGATACCCCACTTCGTCACGAAGGCGCGAAATCTCCTTACGATACACCCCGCGCGGCGTAACGTCGAATCCGAAAAAAGTTTTTTCTTTCATAGCTATGAGATGTTGTCTGTTCGAATCATGTAATATACTTTATAACGCGATCGACGTCCATCTATCGATTGTCCATCCGTCCAACGGGAGACAATCGCATCGCCCTTGCGACGCAAACGGGTGACGACCTTCCGTAATTCCGTCGTATGGAACCGCCGGAATGCCTGTTGAACCGTCAGCGTACCGCCTTGCATAAGGTAATCCCGAATGTGACGCTGCGGTTCATTTGGTTTTGATTTATCCATATGTATAAGGTTTTAAGGTTTGCGCCCTGTCGCCATCAAAGGCACGGTCGATGCCGCAGGGCAAAAAGCGGGCTTTACGCGGAATAACAAAACTTCTAACCCTGAAAGAACGTGTGCGTAAGCCCGCAATTGAGCCCGGAAAGCCGATCAAAGCCGTCCGGGCATAATAATGCGCTTATTTGTCCCGGTGATCCTCGCCGCTCATGTCGTCGCAGCTTCGGAGCCTGTGCCGGTCTTTCGCGCATTTCGGCTATTTGCTTACTCGCGGCCGCATCTTCTCAATGGCGGCACATAGTGCAGATACGTTGCAGGCGTCGGTCGGAATGGTGCGGCTCCGACTGCCGGATCGCTTTCTGCCTTGCGGGCTGGGGTTGTATTGCCAGCGATCGAACCCCTCACCTCATAGGGTGGCTATTGGCTCCCGTGTCAGCGGTCAGGCTGGCACGGAAATAAAGGGTCTATTATCGCTGACGATAGATAGATTGAAGAGCTTCGAGTTTAGTAGTGAGTTCGTACATTGAGGCATAGCTGCCTTTGATGACGTCGTCGCACCACTTGCCAAGAGCCGATACGGCACAGCGGTAAAGGCCCTCGGGTGTGAGAGGTTGGGTAATGTTACCCTCCAATAACTCGATAAGTTGCTTTTTGGTAAGCTGTTCGAATGATTTCGTACCGTTGGTACGAGACGTAGCGGCCGTACTGTTCTTCGGGCCGATACTTT